GAAGCTAAACGAAAAAAAGAATTAAAACAAAAACAAAAGGATAGAGCAAATCAAAGAATGAATCAAGCTAATCCTAATGTACAAACATCTGCTAGAAGTGGTGGTTTTGAAGCTAAACGTGATAAGCCTGTAATGGGAAGCTCTAAAAACATTAGAATGGGTAGTGGCAGAGGTACTCGAGATACTACATTTGAAGATAAAGATAAAAATGTAGTAAGAGATCGTTCAGGTAAAGCAGTTAAGAGTAAATCAGGTAAAGTTAGAACAAGAGATACTTTTAAGAGTAGTGCTTTTATGGGAGGTGGTATGCCAATGAAAAAGAAAATGATGTCTGCTGGTGGCAACATGAAAAAGAAAGGCTATGCTATAGGTGGTTTAAAAACTGCACCTGAAGGTAATAAAGGTTTAGCTAAACTGCCAACAGGAGTAAGAAATAAAATGGGCTACATGAAAAAAGGTGGAGTAGCCAAGAAAAAAATGATGGCAGGTGGTATGCCTAAGAAGAAAGGTTATGCTGCTGGTGGAATGAAGAAAGGTTATGCTGCTGGAGGTCGTGTTACAATGAAAAGGTCAACAGCAAGAGGAAAATAAAGTTTTGGCCTATTTGATAAGTGATTTAAGTGATTACAACATTCCACTATTTAAATGTTGGGTAAGAAAAGAGTTTACTAATGGACACAATAACTATCATGGAGAATTTGTACATGCAATAGTTATGGCTGTAAATACAATGCCTGATAGAAGTTTAAGTTTTCAAGTAATGTTTACAGGATGTGAAGCTGATGATGGTAGTCAGGAAAATGTACATGGGGGTGCTATGTGGGCTAGGATGCCCATTAGTGCTTTAGTAGGGGATATAGAATTAGAAGAGTGGCCTGAACGTATGCCTACTCATTTAGTTCAACCTTGGGATTGCCCATCACATCATCACAGTATTATAAGGTTTGCTAGAGCTAATCCTAGCCCTTGGATTTGTAAGATTGATGGAGATTTTTATAAAGCTAGATATTTGTTTACAGTAGACTTTACAGAAAGTCAGGTTGCAGATGATCCAGCACAACATAAACAATCACATGTAATGATACTTACTGAAGGGCAATGGAAAGGCAATGTAGTAGCTTTACCTAATAATAGAGTTAGAGTAACAAGCCCTGCATATTGGATTACTGGAGAAGGTGCACCAGATTTTAGACCTAGCCAATATATACATTGTGCAGAACAAGATGATAGTTATACAGACCCTGAAGTAACATTTAATAATTTATATTATGAACAAGACACCAAAAACTAAGAAAACAATGAAAGGTACTGTTGTACCTACTATGATGCCACCACTAGCAATGGGTATTGGTGGTAGTGCATCTAAGAAAAAAAAGAAAGCTATGGATTTAGTAGTTATGATTGGTGTAACTCCTAGCAAAAAGAAAAAGAAAACCTAAATGCCAATAGTAAATAACAGTAGTAGTAAATTTATAACTGAAGTTGTTAACGTGGCTTCTACTGTTGGCACAGCAAATGCTACTTCTTTGTATACATGCCCAACGAACTTTACAGCTTTAGTTAAATTATTACTAGTTAGTTCAGGGGCAGGTGGTGACAAACAAGTTTCTGTTCAGTTATTTGATAACTCAGCATCTGCATATAATACTATAGTTACTGGATTAAGAATGGAATCTAGTTCTATTACTAATGTATTAGATGGAGATCAGTTAGCATTACATAGTGGTGATCAGTTAGTAGCTTTTGCAGGAACTGGGGCTACTAGTAATTTTACATTAACAGTATCAACTGAGGAGTTTTTTGATCCTTTGAGGTAATAAAATGAAAATAAATAAGAAAAAAAAATCAAACAATTTAGATTTTAAAATTATTGCAGAAGGAGGTTCTGGTGAACATGGAACTTTTGGAGGTGGTAAAGTAGCAATTAATAAACCTATTACTCAAAATCTTAATCTTTCTCTTAGTCAACGTGGTAGTTTTGTTAAACCTAAAAGTAAAGCAGGTAGGCTTAAATCAAAAGATACAACAATAGGATTACAATACACAAAAAAATTTGATTTTTAAGGAAACATATGGGATTAATATTATTTTTTATAATCATAATACCAGCAATAATAGTTGGTGTAATAGAAAACTTTAAATTGGACGTACTATAATGGCACTAAAATCTAATAAACCAAAGAGTACAGTAAATGCAGCTGGAAACTATACGAAACCATCTTTGCGTAAAAGAATATTTAATCAAGTTAAGGCCAGTGGCAAAGGTGGATCACCTGGACAATGGTCGGCAAGAAAAGCTCAAATGGTTGCACAAAAATATAAAAAAGCAGGTGGTGGGTACAGAGGTTGACATCAAATGCTAGAATCCCTAGAAAGAAAGGGCAACCTAAAGGATCTAAGAAACATTCTGATTTGTACACAGATGAGAATCCTAAAGGTACGATTAAAGGTTTAAAGTTTTCTACAGAGGCTGATGCTAAACGTAGTGTTGCAATTATTAAAAAAAGTGGTAAAACTCATGCACACAAGATACAAGCAGCAATAGCTATGGAACAAAGAGCTAGGGTGGCAAAAAAGGTAGAAGCTGCTGCTGTATATAGAAAGTTTATTAATGCTATGAAACTAAAAACTAAAAAAAAAGGATAGTTTAAAATGAGCAGACCTAAACAAAATTTAACTCCTGCACAAAGAAAAGCCTATGATGCTAGTATGAAACGACTTAAGGCACAACAAATGAAAAAAATGCTAGGAGTTGGAGGACAAAAATTATCTCAAGCTGGGATTAAAAAATTACAAACCTCCCCTAGAAAAACAGTAGGTGGACTTGGTACAATTGGTAAGTTAGGTAGACCAGTTAGAAAACAAAAACTAACAATAGAACAACAAAAAAAAATGAGAGAGCAAATGCAAAGTCGGGTATCGGCTTATAATGCAATGACTCCACTACAAAGAAGAAGAGCAGCAGCAGATGCAAAAAAAAGACAAAGAACTCAACTTCGCACTTTAAGAGAAAAACCTAATAAGACAGTTAAAGAAAAACAATTTTTAAATGCTGCAAAAAGAGCTAGACAACAAAGAAGAGCACAGAGAATAATAAATAGAAAAAAAGTTGCTGCACAAAAATTAAGAAATAATCAACTAGCAAAAAAGCTAGGTGTTCCAAAAGCACCACCAAGAGTTACAAGAGTTACACGACAGCCACCTCCACCTAGAGAAGTACCTAAACAAAAAACTAATAGAAGAAGAGCAGTAGCTGTTTCTAATGTAGTAAAAAGAAAAGGTTGATTATGGCATTAGCTAAATCACAACGAAGTTTAAAATCATGGACTAAACAAAAATGGAGAACTAAAAGTGGAAAACCTAGTACACAAGGTAGTAGAGCTACAGGAGAAAGGTATCTCCCAGCTAAAGCAATTGCTGGATTATCAGCACAAGAATATGCAGCAACTAGTAGAAAAAAACGAGAAGGCACTAGAAAAGGCAAACAGTTTGTGGCTCAACCTAGTAAAATCTCCAAAAAAACCAGAGCCTACAGAAAGGTAACATGAAAACCTTAACTGAAAAACAACAAAGATTTCTTGATGTCTTATTTGATGAGGCAGGTGGAGATGTTGTTAGAGCAAAAGAGTTAGCAGGATATTCTCCTAATAACTCGACTACTGAAATTATTAAAGCAATTAAAGAAGAAGTAGTTGAAGCTACTCAATTATACATGGCAAGAAATGCTCCTAGAGCAGCTATGTCAATTGTTAGTGGTATGATTGAACCTACTGAGCTTGGCATGAAAGATAAGCTTACTGCTGCTAAAGATTTATTAGATAGAGTAGGACTTGTTAAAACAGAAAAGCTACAAGTAGAAGCTAGTAATGGTTTAATGATATTACCACCAAAGGATATTGATGAGAGAGAAGCTTCCTGATATAGGCACTTGGGTTTTACCACAGCCAAAGGAAGCATATGATGATGATTCATTTGTACCGATTCCTTATCTGAAGAGATCTAAATATATACCATTTGGATATAAGATATCGGAAACAGATCCTGATGTTTTAGATCCTATACCACAGGAGCTAAAAGCTTTAGAACAGGCAAAGCAGTATATAAAAAGATACTCATCAAGACATGTAGCAGTATGGTTAAAGAAAGTTACAGGAAGATATATATCCCATACAGGATTATTAAAAAGAATAAAAGATGAAGGAAGAACCAAAAGGAGATCTCAAGCACTTAGGGAATGGGCCAGAAGGCTCGAAAAGGCAATCTCCGTTGCGAAAAAGTACGAGAAAACCAAAGGCTGTAAAGAAACAAGTACAAAAGAAACCCAAACCCAAGCTGAATTTACAGGATAAGTTTGAAGATATAGAGAGTTTAGACTTATCTGAAAAGAATGTAGTATTTAAACCTAATGTTGGGCCTCAAACTAGATTCCTAGCAGCAGGTGAAAGAGAAGTTTTATATGGTGGAGCAGCAGGAGGTGGTAAATCCTATGCTATGTTAGCCGATCCACTACGTTATATGGCTCATCCACAGTTTAGTGGGTTGTTATTAAGGCATACAACAGAAGAATTAAGGGAACTGATTTGGAAAAGTCAGGAAATGTACCCTAAGATATACCCAGGTATTAAGTGGTCAGAAAGAAAAATGCAATGGGTAGCTCCAAGTGGGGCAAGATTATGGTTTTCATACCTTGATAGAGATCAAGATGTGCTTAGATATCAAGGTTTAGCATTTAGTTGGGTAGGATTTGATGAGTTAACCCAATGGCCCACACCATTTCCGTGGGATTACATGAGGTCAAGGCTTAGAAGTACTGCACCTGACCTACCTGTATATGCTAGAGCTACAACAAACCCTGGTGGCCCTGGTCATTCATGGGTAAAGAAGATGTTTATTGACCCTGCAAAGCCTAATGAATCATTTTGGGCTACAGATATAGAAACAGGTAGGACTTTAACGTACCCAAAAGGGCATAGTAAAGAGGATGAACCTTTATTTAAACGTAAGTTTATACCAGCAATACTATCTGATAACCCATATCTAGCAGAACAGGGTGATTATGAAACAATGTTGTTATCATTACCAGATAATCAAAGGAAACAACTGTTAGATGGTAATTGGGATGTATCAGAAGGTGCAGCATTTACAGAATTTAACAGAGAAATACATGTAATTGAAGAAGAAGCTATACCAGGAAGTTGGACTAAGTTTAGATCGTGCGATTATGGGTATGGTAGTTTTTCAGCAGTACTATGGTTTGCTGTAGCTCCTGATGAACAGCTAGTAGTTTACAGAGAATTGTATGTTAGTAAAGTATTAGCTAAAGATTTAGCTTATATGGTGCTTGAAGCAGAGCAAGATGACCATAATATTAGATATGGTGTACTTGATTCTTCATGTTGGCATAAAAGAGGGGATACAGGCCCATCACTTGCAGAAACTATGATTACAGAGGGCTGTAGATGGAGGCCATCAGATAGAAGTGGGGGTAGTAGAGTAGCAGGTAAGAATGAAATACATAGAAGATTACAAGTAGATGAGTTTACAGAAGAGCCAAGATTGGTTATAACTAGTAATTGTAGAAATTTAATTGCACAACTGCCTGTATTACCTCTAGATAAAAATAATCCAGAGGATATAAATACAAAAGCAGAAGATCACTTGTATGATGCTTTACGATATGGAGTAATGAGTAGACCTAGATCAAGCTTGTGGGATTATGATCCTGCAACTGCAAAAACTTCTAGCTTTACACCATCAGATCCTGTAATGGGATATTAAACTAGGATATTAAATGGAAGAAGAATATACAGAAGATAGACAGTTTGCTTTAGACGATAATGAGGATGAAGCACCTGAAGATAATATTGCACATGCAATGATTAGTCATGTAATGGATAAATATGTAAAAGCAGAAGATTCTAGAAGAGTAGATGAAGAAAGATGGCTTAGAGCATACAGAAATTATCGTGGTTTATATGGCCCTGATGTACAGTTTACTGAAGCAGAAAAAAGTAGAGTCTTTATTAAAGTAACCAAGACTAAAGTATTAGCTGCATATAGCCAAATAACAGATGTATTATTTTCTAATAACACATTCCCATTAAGTGTAGAACCTAGTGTGTTACCTGAAGGGGTATCAGACACAGTTCACTTTGATCCTAAAGCACCTGAAGAACAAGATAAACCTAAAGTAGCACCTATGGTTAAATCTATGGAATCTTTGTATGGTTACTCAGGAGGTAAAAAGTTACCACCAGGAGCTACCATACATTCTTTAATGGATAAGTTAGGCCCACTAAAAGACAAGTTAGAAAACATAGAGGGTTTAAAAGAAGGCCCAGGTGTAACACCTAGTGCTACCACTTTCCAACCAGCAATGACTGCTGCTAAGAAAATGGAAAAGAAAATTAAAGATCAGTTAGATGAAAGCAATGCATCTAAACAATTAAGATCATCTGCATTTGAAATGGCATTGTTTGGTACAGGTGTAATGAAAGGCCCATTTGCAGTAGATAAAGAATATGCTAATTGGGATGAAGATGGAGAGTACAGCCCTAGAATTAAAACTGTACCATCTACATCACATGTAAGTGTTTGGAACTTTTATGTAGATCCTGATGCCGATAACATGGATGAAGCAGAGTATGTTATCGAAAGACATAAGATGAGTAGATCCCAAATGAGAGGTTTAAAAAGAAGACCTTTCTTTAGGACTAATGTAATTGACGAGGTAGTTAATTTAGGTGAATCTTATTATAAAAAATATTGGGAAGATGACCTTAATGATTATCAAGTTGATAAAGGGGTAGATAGATTTGAGGTATTAGAATATTGGGGGGCTATAGACAAAGAACTATTAGAACAAAATGAAGTTGATATACCAGATGATTTACAAAACGTAGATCAGTTACAAGCTAATGTTTGGGTATGTAATAACAAAATTATTAGACTTGTACTTAATCCTTTTAAACCAGCTAAGATTCCGTATTATGCAGTTCCGTACGAACTAAACCCTTACTCTTTATTCGGAATAGGTATCGCAGAAAACATGGATGATACTCAAACTTTGATGAATGGTTTCATGCGTATGGCAGTTGATAATGCAGTCTTATCTGGTAACCTTATATTTGAGATAGATGAAACCAATATGGTTCCAGGGCAGGACTTATCTGTATATCCAGGTAAGGTGTTTAGGAGACAAGGAGGTGCACCAGGTCAGGGAATCTTTGGCACTAAGTTCCCTAACGTATCTAACGAAAACATGCAATTGTTTGACAAGGCAAGAGTGTTAGCAGATGAGTCAACAGGATTCCCATCATTTGCACATGGTCAAACAGGTGTGTCAGGTGTCGGTAGAACTGCAAGTGGTATCAGTATGCTAATGAATGCAGCATCAGGTTCAATAAAAACAGTTATTAAAAATGTTGATGATTATTTATTAAGACCTATTGGTGAAGCTTTTTTTAGTTTTAATATGCAGTTCGATTATGATAATCAAATAAAAGGTGATTTAGAAGTTAAGGCTAGAGGTACTGAAAGTTTAATGGCTAATGAAGTTCGTAGCCAAAGACTTATGCAGTTTTTACAAGTAGCTAGTAATCCATCATTAGCACCTTTTGCTAAGTTTCCATATATTATTAGAGAGATAGCTAAATCAATGGAGCTAGACCCTGATAAGGTAACTAATAGTATGGAAGAGGCAGCAAGACAAGCTGAGATAATGAAGCAACAACAACCACCTCAACCACCAATGCAACAAGAACAACCTCAAGCTGGAGCACCAGGAGTTCCTAATGTAGCAGATCCAACAGGAAGTGGTGGAGGTAACATAGGTGTAGGACAAGTACCTATACCTGGAGAACAAGGATTCGCAGGTAATGAGCAACAACAACAAGCAGCAGCACCAACACCTCCTCAAGCTTAAGGGGTTTGTAAATAATACAACTCAATGGAAAGCATTTAATGAGTTGCTAGATTTCTTAACTGAGATGGAACATAAGACTATGGAACAGGCAGTTGATACTATAGATATATATAAGGCACAAGGTTCTGTAAAAACAATCAGGTACTTAAAGCATTTAAGAGATTATGTAAATGCTGAACAGGAAAATAGTAAATAATGGTAGCACCTATAACAGGAACAGCAGCAAAAATGTTTGATACTGCTAAACAGTTATCTAAACAAACAGGGGTAAAGCATGAAGTAGATCATGTAAATCCTAAATCAAATGGTGGGTCAGATGATCCTAGTAACTTACAAGTATTAACAAAAGAAGAAAACTTAGTAAAAAATTCTGTACAAAGAGGAACGTATAAACCTATGATTGAAAAAATGTACGATCCTAAAAAATATCCAACATATCAAAAGGGTGGTGCTGTGGAAGATCAAACACAAAAATTATTACAAGAGGGTGGACTTAATGAGGAAGGTGGCACAGTAGATCCTGTAAGTGGTAATGATGTACCTGTAGGTTCTACACAAGAAGAAGTTAGAGATGATATACCTGCACAGCTAAGTGAAGGAGAGTTTGTATTTCCTGCTGATGTAGTTAGGTTTATAGGATTAAATAATCTTATGAAACTAAGGCAAGAAGCTAAAGAAGGTTTAGGTAAGATGGATCGTATGGGGCAGATGGGTAATTCAGAGGAGGCAGTAGAGGATGACACAGGAGAATTTGATACAGATATTGATAGTATCATTGAAGAAGTTGAAGCAGAAATGGCCGCACAGGAGTCTCCTAAAAATACCATAGAAGAATCTGAAGATAGTAATTTAAAAAAAAATATTGAAGAGGGTGTGACAGGATTT